TAAATTTTACACTGACAGGCTCAAATTGACCTTTGGAATTTTTTATAATTTTTATCTGATCGATAAATCTTAATTCTTTTTTGAAGAACGAGTCTTTGAAAGATATATAATTAATAAAATAATCATCCTTACATATTGTTAATTCTTGTGCTGCTTTTGTTATCACATTAGAATTAAATTCATCAATATTAAATCGACTTTTATATTTTAATCCTAAAATGACTAAACAAAATAGCAAAAACACTATTGCAATTTGTCGACATTTAGTTTTATAATTTTCCATATCATTAATACTTAAATAAAATTCTTTTATTACCTAAATTACCATGAAATAAATTAGCAGGTGTAATTTCTAATGGATTACCATTTTCGATATGGCTTATATCTATTCCTTGATCTTTTAAAAATAAAGCTTCAAGCCATGAACAAAATCCTCCATCAGTTTTAGGTTGTTTAATTTTCTTATCTAAAGAATCGATATCAATTCCAGATTTAGCCGCTAATTCCTTAGAATATGGAACTCCATAATATTTTTTCTCAAAAGCTTTTGCTTTAGTTTTATTTACTTTTTTATCTATAGTTTCTATGTAACAAATACCTTGGAAAGCTTTTAATTTATTGAATAAATCATTTTGTTCCATCCCTCTTTCCATAGTTGCTTCAAATACTTTAGCAACCCATTTGCCATCTTCCTCATCAAATCTGAATCTAGAAATATGATTAACATGATCAATTGATTCATCTCCATTAAATTTATTTAAAAGCTTTGTAGTTAATAACAAAGGATTTTTCCATAAATTATGAAAATTACAATAATAAGAAAAATACAATACGTGTATTTTATCTTTATCTAAAACATCTATTGCTGTTTGAATATTTGATTTTAAATATAATATTTCTAAGTCCTTTTCCATTGTTAAACATTTAAGTTCTGATTTTTTAAATAATTTGCTGTAAAATCATAAGCTTCTACTTCTTCTATTGTAGATAGATTTTTTATTGCATGAATATGAGCTTTATAAACACCGTAATTAGTGTTAACAACATTTAGCATAAATATATACAATTGTCTCAATTGAACTAAAGTAATTTCAATTGATCCTCCATTATAGAAATATTCAAATATTGCACTTTCTTCAGTTATAACATTTAATTTTATTTGTTGATCTAAACTTTGCATTTGTTCAGCAATTAAATTTCTACCATTTCCTGATAATGATAAAATGAAATAATCATTTATTTTCATTTCTCTTATTTCAGAAGAATTAAAATGGTAATTATCTAATTGCTGTAATTGATATTCTATTTTTTCTTCTAAAGTAAATTCAGGGTCTGGCGTGTTGCCTTCTGCTATCCAGTCTTGCACTTTGTCATAACCAGTTGCACCATATTTTTTAAAAATAGTGGAAACCCCATTAACTAAATAACTATTTTCTAATTCTTTTACTGTGTTTATAATCATAATTTATTTATTAAAGTTCTGAGTTCGCTATATATTGAAAAAATAAGCCATTTTTACTAGTAGAGCTGTCAGTACTGACCGCAAATGAATTAAACCCACTATCTGATACAGTGCCAACTTGATTATTACCAACTCCAGAGTACCCTATCTTGCCTGGATTTCCAGCGGTATCATATAAAGTAATAATAGGTAAAGCCCTTTTAGGTGTTTGATATTTACTGTATATAGTCATTACGCCACTAGTGGGGTCCCCTACCCTTAAATATACTATACCCTCCGATACGGCAGAACCTGGAACAGTAGGTAAATTATAACTTTTTTCATAATAACGCTGGCATAATTCTATTTGTTTTTGTATTGATATTTTTTCAAATTCAGTTGCTATACTTCCAACTTCAACTTGAACGCCAGCGAGGCGGAAGTTGTTAGCTGTGTTGTCGCAGGCGTTGACTTGGTTTGAGGTTGCAAATTTAGCTCCTACGGTCGTAAGCCAACTATTGGCTATATCTTGGAAATTAGAACCTGCTGCCAAGACAAATCTAACCCTTAAACCAATTAAAGTCTCATAATTCCAACCTCCAGTAATTGGGGGTGAGGCAACTGTAATGGTTTTAAATTCCCATGTATCACTTGCGTTTACTGTATATTCAGATATATATTCTCTATCATCTAAATTATTACCAAGCCCGATGCAATAAGTTCCTATTTTAGTAGCTTTAACCCAAAAAGAAATTGTGAATACTTTTGCGGCAATATTTAAATAATTATAACCTTCTATTCTATGCTCTAAAACTGCAAAATCCCCAGCACCAATAGATGCTTGAGCAGTTGTGCAGCCAATAAGTAAAGATTTAGGGATTACCCTCCCTGCCTGCACTATTGTTGGAACATCTGAATCTTGCGATATATCGTGAACACTAGTTCCAGATAAGAAGTAAGCCCACCTATCTAGTGTATATTCTCCGTTACTTATAGAAGGAAAAGAAGTGCCTCTTTGCGCTATTTCAAAGTCTCCGTTAATTATTAGGTTTTTATTAATAAAGTTATTTTGTAAAATAGATGCACTAGAACTAACTATTTTCCAACTATCTGTTCCATCGCAAATTAATTCTAATTGTCCATATTTTTTATTAATATCAATTGACGTTTGACCATCAATTATATCTGTTCCACTTCTTTGAACAATTATTTTATTTACAATATCTACTGAACCTGATTCATCAATAATAATTATTTTTGCTCCTGCTTCTACAGTTGAAGCTGCAGGAAGCGAAAATGTTCTAGCTGTAGACATAGTTCCTATTTGAGCAACAACCTTATCTGTAGCTAAAATAGTATAATTTGCATCATCAACCGTAACTCTTCTATCAATGGATAAATTAGCTCTTCCTTCAGCTTTATTTGCTGAACCTAAAAAGGTAACAATATCTGCTGAATATTGAGCTTCGATTTTTGCTAATAATTGAGCTATTGTGACTTTTTTATCAATACTAGACTCGTTCAAATGTAAATACGCAGCATCTAGGATTGTTCCTGTTTTCGCTGGTAAACCTGGGACTGTAATATTTGCCATAATTTTCTAACTAATTTTAAAATTAATACTAAAAGCTTTAATATTTGCTGCTGTAGCACCTGATATAGGAATAGTCCCATCTGCATCAGCAGTTCCAAATGTTAAAGTATTGTTGTTTATTATTTTTGTTGATGCAGCCGAAGATGTTGGCTTATCAGCAAAACCTAAAACATAGTCATCTAAATTTGTGCTATCAAAAGCAACAATAAATGAGAAATGACCATCTTTTGTTAATCCGGTACCTACACCGTCAACAACTTCTACCATATCATTTGTGAACTTACTCCACAATCCTAAAACATTAAACATAAAATTTAAATGATTTAATGCATAATTTCCATCTAAACTTCCGTTTTGTTTTAGTTCATCTGTTGGCTCTAATTTGTTACTTCCACCTTGTCTAGTTTCAGTAGCATCATCAGTTGCCCATTCTATTGTATTATCTGGTTTTACCGACATAATATTAAATAATTAATTATTGATAAGCTAAATTTGCTAATCCTCCATCAGTAATATTTTGATCTTCATCGTAACAACCTAAAATTGCTCCTGTATCTGTGACCAAAGTATCTCCTGTGTCAGTTATTAAATCTAAATTTTCTACAACTCCAAATTCTCTTCCACCGAAAATACTTTGGAGTTTATTACTTTCAACTCCTGATTCATAATCAACAACAAATTGTGATCCTGCATCATCTACAAGATCATCTCCTGAATCAGTTTGTAAATTCGCTTGTGTAGTTTCAATTTCTGTTGCAATAAATGGAATTTGACCATCTGATGCATAAATTAAAACTGCAACTCCAGCAGCCGACAATCTATCAATTGTTGTTTTGATATTTGTTGGCAATGTTTCTCCATTTGTATAAATAGTATAAGCAGCAGGAGGATTATCTGAATAAACAACTTTAGTAGCATTTGTAACTATAGTTAAAATTTCAACAATATCTTCTACAAAAGCTCTAGAAGTATTCTTAAATATTTTTAAAGTTAAAGCTGAACGATAATCAGCATCATTTCTACCATTTCTTCCTTCTACAATAATATGACCAATTAAATCTAATTGTTTTCCTGACGAAGTTGTTATATTTAAAATAACTTTCAAATCAGCAAATACAGTATCTAATTCATCAAAAGTACTAGCAGCAACCTGGAGAACTTTATTAAAATTCTCTGATGATTTAAATTGCTCAATATTTAATTGTTTTATAGTATCGTAAATGCTCATTATAATGTAACGTCAATTCTACTTAAATCAAATAAAGGTTTTTCCTTTATTGAACAATTAATATTAGAAGCACCATAAGTTGGTGTTCCTCCTGCTGTTGCAGTTGAAGCAATAGTTATTGTAGCAGATCCTATACCCTCAATTTCATACAAAGGCTTATAGAATTTTTGTGTTACAATAACATCTCCTATATTAAAATAATCTTCAGCAAATTCTAATATCGATTCTTTTATTGCAGCTTCACCATCAGCAGGGAAGTCTTCCTCATTATTATAAGAATCAATAACAACTTTGACCCACATATATAAATTACTAGGCCTTGAAAACTTAATATTATGAGGAATATCTTGATCGTCTTTAACTTCTACTGTAATATCTCCATGAGATTTTATTCCCGCAACTTTCATTTGGAATAATTTAGCAGCAATATTTGCATTAGAACCACCTTCAGCAACAGTTTCAAAAGACTTAGCAGGAATATTATCTGAATCAGTAACTAAACTATCATTCTCATATACTCTACAATAACTTACTCCAGAAACTTCATCTAATATTTTTGCTCTAATAGCATCAACAAAATTAAATCCTGCAACAGCAATATCTTGTTGAGTTCTTAATCTTAATTCTTGATCTGTTTCAATTTCTCTTCCGGTTTCTCCTGCGTAATAATTTCTTACAGAATCTAAACCAGATATTGCTGTAGAAATTGCATCAATTGTTTCAGCTGCTATTTCATTTTTACCTACTTCTAAAGCTGTAACTTCTATTTGAGATTGAACTTTACCAACAGTCATTTTAGAATCTGCTGTAATATCATAAATATCATTTTTGTCAGTAGCTTCAATTGTCATTAAGCCAGATCCTTCGTCAGTTATGGTTAAACCAATTGTGGCAGCTTCAACAACAGCTTTTAATCCTGCTACAATTTCATCAGCTGTAGCTGTTCCATCAGAAATATAAGAGTAAGTATTACCGTCAATATAAAAACGATATGTTGCGTTATTACTTACGGTTGTAACTGTTATTTGAATCCAATTACATTCACCTTGTGTAATAAATTTATCTTCTGATGTTTTAAATATTAATCCTGTTGAAGACTGTTTGACTTGAGTATTTGAAGGAATAGAAGTAGCATTATCTCCTCTAAAGCTTACATTAGAAGTTGATGCAGAAGCTCCTTTTTTATCTATACCTACTAAGGAGACAGCATTTTCCAATGGAACTCCAGATGCACTATTTCTATTTAACGAATTATAAGTGTCTTCTGCAGTTTGCCATAAGGAATCCGCCATAGATCCAATAAGACCTATTAAAATGGAATTAGGTGAATCTTCACTTAAATCTGAATCTTGACCAAATAGCGTTTTCCATCTGTTTTCTAAATCGCTTATGATTTGTTCATTAGTTTTTCTAACAAAACCGTTAGTTGTAACACCGTAAGTCATGAACTAATTAAATTGAATTTCTAAATAATTAAATTTTAAAACAAAACTTCTTCAAAGTACAACCAAATTCTCGGTTATTACTGAATTGTTTATTGAAACTATATTGACTGAATATTGAACTTTACGCTCATTTTCATCGTAATCAATAGAACTTTCAACAATTTCTCTAACCCCTTCTACATCTAAAATTTGTTCTCTTAATATACTTTCAATAATATTAAGATCTAAATTTTTGCTTCCTAATATATCTTCAAAATATGGAAGACCGTGTTCAGAGTTTAAAAACCATTCGTCTTTAAAGAATTTTAATCTCATTCTAAGTCTTTGTGCTATTTCTTCATCAGTGTTACTGCCTGAAACAATAGCTAATCTTTTATTACTAAAATAAAGATCATTGTTAGAATCTAATGCAAATGTGCTCATAATATCATAATAAATTAAGTTACAGGACCAGTATTAGAAGGGCCAGAAGTTACACCTGTGTGAGTATGATTATCATAAAGCTGATTATTTATTTTTACATCCCCGTTTAATTTTATTTCAGGAGCTTCTACTTTTATTTCAGTAGAACCGTTTAATTTTATTTCAGGAGCTTCTACTTTTATTTCAGTAGAACTATTTAATTTTATTTCAGTAGAACCTATTATATTAATAGTAGTGCTACTAATATCTATTTCTGAAGAAGGTTTTAATTTTACTTCTGAACCGTCATATTTAATAAGTAAATCAGTATTATTAGCAGCAGGAGATATTTTGCTAAAAGGATTTAATCCTAATAAAGCAATAGCATCTGTCAAATTATTTTGCCTAGGATCATCTGGAGTAACTTGTTCTCCATTTGAAAGCCACTCTTCTAAACTTTTTTCAGAAAATACTAGTAAAACTGTATCATTAATATTGACAGGAAATGTAATAGAAGCGCCACCAGAAGCAGGATGCACTACTGGAACATTATATATCGCAGGAAGCTCAATAACCTCTCCATCGTTGTATTTCTGATTTAGAGATGGTTGAACTTTTGCTTTTTGTTTTGTATAATCATATTCTAATATTTTTGCAGGCATACAAATATGCATATCAGCAATCTTATTAGCAATAATAATATTTAATAATTCTATATTTCTTATTGTCATTTTTGTATTGCTTGAATTTGACATAACCAATTACTATCTTCAGTATCACCGTTAAATTTAACTGACTTTACTAAAAATGTTCCATCTACTTCAGAACTTTGAACTTTAATTAAATTCTTTGGCTGAATAGAAGGAATAATTAAACTATTTATTTTCCATCCATCTATTAATTTATTTTCTTTAGTTTTTGTTTTTACAGATTTTTCTTTAAATCTTTTTGGCTTATCTATCAATCCTGTTCCTGGAGATAAAAACTGAGCTATTGTTTGTTTATTACTTTCATTCGGCTTAGTTATTATTAAAATATTATTTGCTATTGTCCATTGGTAACCTATTCTTGCTAAAATAATATCTAATGCAGTTCCAGGTGCTCCTATAAATGAAAAACCTTGTTTATAAATATAATTAGGAAGTAATGAATAATCGCTTTTAGCTAAATTTAATTCTCCTACAATTTTTTCTATTATTTGTTTAGTATTAGAATTTTCTGTAAATGAAAGAGATAATTTTTTACTTGTTAAAGGAATATAACCATCTTTTAAAGTTATTTTAGTAATAGTATCGAATCCATTAAAGTCATGTTCATATTCAACAACATTTCCTATAAATAAAGTGCTTAATTCTTTTCCGTCATATCCGATTTTTAATATTACAGAAACATCTTTTTGCTCTAATAAACCGATAGTTTCTTCTGATAAATTATAAATATTAACTTTTCCTGTGTTAGTTTCTTTATTATCATCCATATCTATATCAAAAGAAACTCTAACACCATCTAATAGCTTACCATCTGTTGATCCTAGCTTTTTAATTATAACTTGTGCTTTTCTTTTAAATAATCTACTCATATTATATCAATTCAATTTCTTCTTGTGTTAAATATAATAATTTAGCTTCTCCTGACGAAAAAGAATTTCTACTAATTGTAGCAGAAGCATCAGCTATTTCACAATAAAAATCGCCTGAAGGAAAATTTACATTTCTATGTGTAAATAACAAAGGATAATTTGCAACCAATTTAATATTAGAAACTAATAAATTATCATCTTCATCATATAAACTCATAGTCCAAAAACTTCCTGCAGAATTATATAAAAACAG